ACTATCAATAAGACTTGTGAGATTATTTCTATGTACTCTTACACAACCAGGAATATCAACTATAGGTTTACTTATATTATTTAATGTTTGTATGTTAGTTTTCCATACGGGTATTTCGTGTATTTCAACCTTATTTATCTTGATATTCGGTATGTCAATCGTAGGCATCTCTAGGAAGGTAAACTTCTACAAAAGAATGACATTTAGGACAAGAAAGATTAGTTATCATACTGTATTCTCCAGATTTTAATGGATAATCTTCTTCATCTAAACTATGATCTCCACCCCAGATCAATTCAGTTTTGCAATGCCAACAATTCATTTGATAATCGGCATTGATGGACCTGTCGTTTTAGGTAGTCCTTGATCTAATACTTTGGGCATCATTCCAGATACATTATCAAGAATCTCATTCATTACTCTTGATTTAAACTGTTCTGATGTTACATATTTGTATGCAAAGTACGTTCCACCACTCATGGAAGCTACCATTACAAATGAGATAATACTCAAAACATTCGCTATTTTTTGAAACATGATTAAAGAAGCATTAATAAAGGCTTTAGCACCTATTTCTTTGATGGTGCTTTTTCTGATTGTGGGCTTAGCTCCACTTTATCTGTTGGCTGGTCTACTGACTCGTTCTTTTTCAACAACAACTCTTGAGCCTGTATCCCACCCTCAAGCATCAAAATAGTTCTGTTACACTGTTCAAGTACTTTTTGTGCTTGATCTTTAGTTTTTACTTGTTTTCCCAATTCTTCTTTCCATTCTAAAATCTGTTTTTCAATAAGACTTTTCATTAGTACTAAATCAGTTTTACTTAATATACTTATATTTTGCTATCCTATCAACTTTGCCTATTCTATGTTCCCAGAAATTGAAATACGTTGTTCATCACTTGTATAAAAAGGGTGAACTGCATGATGTAAAGCAGACGGAAAAATTAAAACACCGCCCTCTGCTTCTGGTGACAAACTGTACTGATAACCTGTAATTTTACCAAGTAAATTAGTATATATAAATTCAAAGCTACCATTCATACAACTATTTACTTTTTTTGCAGTTTCATGTTGCATTTCATCTTCATATTTATAAGGTATTTTCATCCAAATAACAAAACTTATGACACCATCATGTAAGTGCATAGGATTATATTCATACTTTTTCTGGAAATTTACCCACATTGATTTTATAGATAAATCAGGGTGATAAGCATATTCTAATTCTTTGCTTCTTTCTAAAATAAAGTTACCTAATATCTTTTTTTCATCAGGTAATTCTAAGCTACTACTTATATGTCCTAATAAATTATTTTTATAATCTACTGTAGCTTTATCTATTTGTGACCATACATATTCCTTAACTTCGGGAGTTAATTTTGTTTCGATCCAATAGTAATTAAATGGGGTCTTTTGTGTAATTTTAAGTATATGGAGTGTCGCCTAAAATACTTGTATTCCACTGTGCTTTCAGACCAGCTACATCTGTTGCTGCATCTATAGCACTATCAGCAGGAGCATCTCTTAATGCTTGTTTTTTAGCCACAATATCTGTTGTGCTTGCACCTGTTTCTAAAGCTCTTTGAAAATCTACATCAAGTTCTGCAAGTTTTGATCCACGGGCTTCACGAATTTTATCTTTATGGATAGCTTTCGCTTTAGTCATGTCGATAGTTACGATCATTCGCCTTCTCCTGTGCCATCAGTAAGTATTGACTCGTCACAAGTCCAAGCCATTCTAAAATCTCTTTCATTATATGGTATATCAGCTTCATCAACAATTTTATATTTTTTACCAGCAGGAATATCTTTTTTTGCTACTTCATCAGCAGTAAAATTTTCGCCTGTTGCTGGATTTATTTCATTAAGACATGGACTTACTATACAAAGCGTTCCATCATCTTCAAAATAGATAATTCTTTCAGCCATAATTAAGTGAAATCATTTGCGGTAAACATACACATAGCAAAGTCTGGGGTACGTTGAGTAGCACCATTATCAAACCATCTAGTCTTTATTCTACCAGTAGTTCTATCTCCATTAAACTCACCTACCCAACTATTTGGGTCGTTTGAAGGTCTTGCTCCTGCTCCTGCCCACTGAAAGTTTGTGTTTGGAAAATTACTTGAAAAATTTATACGATAGTCTGCACCACCCATATCTGTAATGCTAGAAATACGTCTTGATTCTCTTATAGCGTCAGTTGCTCCATTGAAATTTACATAAGCAATGCAAGCTCCATCACCAAAAAATGCCATTAGCTGACCTCCTGTAGCATGAATTTGTACATCTTACCATTTCTGTTGTTGAGAAGAAATAAATCGCTTTCTCCTTCCTGTATTGTATAGTTTCCCCAAGTATTGTCCACTTTGTTTTTACTGCCCTCGTTAGATAAATGAAGGTCCATTGTATAAACATTTTTCCATTTTCTGCTTGTAGAACCTAAATCATAAGCATTATTTTGTGCTGGTCTTAAATTACCATCGCCATCAATATATATGCGATCAGTACCTCCTTCTCTAAACCTTATACCATTTGAACCTCCACCAATATATAAAGCATTATCGTGATGTTGAATTTTTGTAGCATTACCTGTCCATGTTCCGTTGGTAAATCTTATATCACTATTAGCATTAACATTTAAAGCAGCTGCACCACCACTTACACTAATATCTCCTGTAAACGTACCACCGCCAGCAACATCTGAAAATGATGCAGATGTTATATATCCAGCACCATTTGTAAGCTGATTATTGTTTGTTGGAACTGTTGGCTTATTAGATAAATTATTATAGTTTAAATAATGTGAACCATGCTGCCCATCTAACAAATCTGCATCAAGACCAGAGCCAGAGCCGTCATTTCCTGCATGAAATACCTTGTTTCCTCTCCAAGTTAAAGCATCATTACCAGAACCAATTTGTAATTCATTTGTACTGTCATTACCTCCGTATCTAATTATTACTTTAGAACCACTTGATGCTGAGATATAAGTATCTAAATCTTTTGAAAGAATCATATACTCAGAATCTTGAGTTTGATCTGTGTGTTTTAAACCAAAGTAACCTGTGTAGGCTTCTCCTAATATTCCATCAGTTGTAGAATTTATGTCGATTCTTAAAGCACCTGTCATAGTGTCTCCACCAACAGCAACTAACCCAGATGCTTGAACACCATCTAATGTGTCAGCATCAAGGCCAGATCCTGACCCATCAACAGTTTTTATAAGTGTAAGTATTTCTGAAGCGGATTGATCGGCAGTCGCTCCAGATTCAATGCCATCAAGTTTTGAGCCATCACTTGCTAAATCACGACCATCAACTGTCCCATTAACTGTGACTTGCCCTACATTATTTACTTTAAATACATCAGTACCATTGTAATCAATAGTAAATGCAACACCTCCTGCACCACCGCTACCATTTATAGTTGTATTACCTAAACTATTTGACGCACCAGATACTGTAAGGTTTCCAATTATATTCGCACCTGAAGTTGTAGTTTCAATCCGCTTTGTACCATCTTCGTAAAGTTCAACAGAACCATCAGAAGCACAGGTAATCATATTTTCAGAAGTACCTGAGATTAATTGAATACCATTACCATTAGTTGTTCTTATTTTTAAGTCACCTGCTCCAGTTTCATCAATAAAGGAATCTGAACCTGAATGATAAAGTTGTAAATCTCCCGAACCTCCAAATTTTGCTTTGTTATTGTCAGAAAATTCAAGAGCATTATCAGATTTATCAAAAATTATATTTCCGCTATTAGATTGAAAAGTAACATCACCTGTAAAAGTGCCACCAGCAAGAGGCATTTTAGTTGCTATTGAGTTTGTAACTGTTGTCGCAAAGTTTGGATCATCACCCAAAGCTGCTGCAAGTTCATTTAGTGTGTTTAACGTACCAGGTGCAGAGTCAACTAGGTTTGCTATTGCTGTATCTGTGTAAGCTGTTGTTGCAACCTTTGTAGAGTTATCACTTGCTGATTGGGTCGTTGCTGTTACTCCGTTGGTCAATACACCAGAGCTAGAAGTCAATCCACCAAATAATGTATTACGAGCAGCAATATCTACCCCATCTACTGTGCCTGTAACTGTGATATTTCCTGTTACGTCAACACCAGCACCAACGTCTAAATTGCCCGAAACACCTGTAACCCCTGCGGTAGTAATAGTAAATCTATCTACCCCTGCATCAACATCTCTAACTTTAAATGTTCCATCTTGATTTTTAATTGCAAAATCGTTTTCATCATTTGAGTCTTGAAGAGCTAAAGAAGGAGCTGTACCAGTTATTTCTATATCTCCAGAAGCTATAGCTCCAGTTGTAGTTATATTCTGCGATCCAAAGTCAGGTGAAATCTTTGACCCTGCTATCGCTGCGTTTGAAGCTACTTTTGCGTTTGTTACCGCACCACTAACTAACTCATTCGTATCTACAGAATTGTTACCCATTTTAGCTAGTGTTATTGAGTTGTCACCTATTTTAGATTCGGTAACAACCCCACTATCAATAGTAAAAGTATCGCCACTATTGCTAACAGTTATATCTCCTTTATCTCCATCACTAATACCAGAACCACCTATCTCAGCTACGTTGCCATTGTCTTTCTTTGTAAATAATTTACCAGTATCCGTTCTTACAGCTACTTCTCCAACAGCAAGATCACTAGCACTTGGATCGCTACCAGAACCTCTTTTTAGCTTAATTGTGTTTGACATTGCTTGGCCTCCTGATGGTTAAATTTAGTAAGTTCCTCCGTCTATATCAAAACCCGAAGTAGAACCATCTTCTAAGAAAGTAACAAGATCAGATAAAGCAACCTGTTTCATAGTGCCAGCGTCATTCATAACCATCCTATCGGCTGTTGCAAGAGTGGTTGAAGTTGCTGACGTTCCACCATCAATGATGTTCAGTTCAGTAGTTGTAACTGTAGCTCCATCTAATATATTTAATTCCGATGCGGTTGCTGTAACTCCATCTAAAATATTTAATTCAGCAGTAGTAACAGTAGCTCCATCTAATATCTGTACTTCGGCTTCTGTTAAATCTGCCAAAGCATTTGCAGTTGTTTGAGCCATAGTTGCAAGCTCTGTTAACTTGTCGCTATGTGGTTCTACATCTGTGCCTATAGTCAATCCAAGACTAGCTCTAGCAGTAGATCCAGACTCTATAACAAAATTAGATCCGTTGCCAACAATAAAGCCACTATCAGAAGGTGTAAGACCAGCTACATCTGCTAACTGTGCATCAAAAGCCTGTACATCTGATCCAATCGCAACTCCTAAAGCTGTTCTTGCTGCACTTGCACTTGTAGCACCCGTTCCACCATCGCTGATTGCAAGTGTTCCTGTTATAGAACTAGCAGAAAGATCAACAGCTAATTCAGTTGATTCTATAACTACACCACCATTTGATTTAAGGTCTAGGGAAAGTGTATTACCAGATTTATCTAAGCCATCTCCTGCAATTATTTGACCAGCACCAGAAAACTGAGCAAAAGTTAGATTATTCGTTCCAACAACTGCACTACCTTTATTAGAAGTACAAACAAATCCATTCTCGGCATTTACTGTGCCTTGCTCTACAAATACAAATGCACCAGCAGCGTCAGCACCAGTGGCTAAATCATCTGCCCTAGTAGGTGCACCAGAAGCATTAACAGTGTAAATACCATTCTCTGTTGCAGTATTTTGATTTTTAAGAAGGATTCTATCGTTGGTTGATAACGAAACACCATCTATAGTCTGACCATTAGCGAAAGCAGAAGATAAAGTTCCATTCGCTGTAGTTGTTGCCTTTACAGAATCTTTTACATCAAGTCCTTGTGCGACTCCATCTACATAGCCTTTATTAGCAGCATCAGCATCAGCAGTAGGATCTGCTAACCCTGTAATTTTTTGACTATTGAAACCTACATCACTTGTAGGTGCGGTCATTTGATCTAATCTATTTGTTCTAACCCCTGTATCAAAATCACTAATTTTTGTATGAGCTAATGATGGTACGTCATCGCTTACCAAAGCCCTAAATGTAGGTGCAGCAGCACTTCCACTTGTTGGACCAGCTAATATAATATTTGCGTTTCTAGTTGTTGCTTTATCAAAAAATGCTCCCTTACCACCAATAGGAATAATACTTGTAGCTGAACCTCCTGCTCCTCCTGTACCTGTACCATAGATTAGAACCTCATCACCTTCTCTAAAGGCAACTTCGGCATTAGCCATAGATCCTGGGTTAGACGATCCAGTTGATCTTTTAATTCTGATTGTGTTAGCCATTAAAAGTTACCTCCATCGACTAAATTTTCTACAGTACGAGTTGAATCTGCTTTAAATGTACCACTTGTTGAGTCAAAATACACTACTGAATTATTGACTTTGTTGGAATCGTCTAAAGTAGTTCCAGTTGTAGCAAACGCTGGTCCTTGTGGACCTTGAGTAGTGATTTCAACAGTAGTTACATCTGAGACTTGTGAGACAACTACTTGATTTGGATTGCTCATGCTGTATAGCCTTCACTTATAAATAGTTTACCCTCTAAATAATAGTTTTTGTTACCACTCGGTTCTGTTAGTAATACGTCATAAAACAATATACTTGGAGTGAAAGTTGCGGTATCTGTATCTGATAAGGAAATATCAATAATTCCACCTGATCTATTAGTATAAGCAACTGTCCAATCTGCATATTTTGTGGAGCGAGACTCATCATAGACTTGTGCAGCCACAGTATATCCAGTTAAATCTATAGCTGACCCAGACGAATCTTTAAATGTAAGTCGTATTGGAAAGTCTGCTCTTCTATCAACAGTAAAGTTCTTTTTTCCTGGAATAATTGCCATGTTTTTAGTCTACCTCTGTAACATCAAATTTGTACTTTTTACCATTTCTTCTGTTAATTAAAAAAAGATGTTCCTCTCCTTCTTGAATTTTATAAGAACCCCAGGTTCCGTCAACATCATTTTGACTTCCTTCATTACTCAAATCTAAGTCATTAGTAAATATATCTTGCCATCTTAAAGAGGTCGTTCCTAATGTATATGTGTTATCAGCAGCAGGGGTAATTGAGTGCATACCAGGTAATGCTGTAATTGTGTTACCTCTAGAAACAGATGTGCTTCCTATCGCCATCAACACTCCTGTTATATTTGTGGATTGTATGCCTGTAGCTGATGTCAATAATGTTCCATCTTCATCAGGTAATGTTATAAGTCTATTTGAAGCTACAGCGTTTGGTGCTCTAACACTTATATGATTTGTACCTTGAGAAGTAAGCTCCATAAACCTTACTTCATTTTGATCCTTTAATGTAAGTCCATTTGCATCTATAAATGCTTGAAAAGTACCGCCTGTAGAAAATCCTATAGTGTTAGCAGCATGTCTAAATAATCCAGTATCTTCATCCCCGTCAAAACATAGTGCTGGACTTGTACTACTATTAGAGTCATCAAGTTCTAAAACCCCTGTCAAAGCACCGCCTGACTTTGGTAGTAACCCTAAATTTGCCTGATCTATATTTCCTATTTCTGTAAAACCATTATTACTACTATTTCTTATTTTTAAAATATTAGTAGTGGTATTAAGAAAAGGCATACCAGCTACACACTGACTTGTAGCCAAATCAGAGGATTTAGAATTACTTGATTGGATTGCAGCAAAAACAGCGTTTAAATCAGTTCTTACATTCGCCCCAGAAGCATTTTCGATTGTGTAATTTGTAACGTCAGCCACAGTTAAATACTATTTTCCTCCATGTTACCCTCCTTTGCCGAAACCAACAGCACTGTAGGTAAAGTTCCTGTTAATACTAGCATTACTTGAGTTTTTGAAGTGGACTGTAAAGCCAGTTCCAGATACGTTACTTAATTCAAAATAATCTCCTGATACCATATTTTGCGGAGAAATAATAACAGCAGGAAGAAAATTATTTAAGTTACCTAAACCAGAAGTACCAACAAAGAATCTATTAGTAAATGTAACATTTTTTGCTCCTGCTCCAGATGCTATAACAGCAGATTGTTCAGTTCTAGAAGGCATAACTGCTGAATATCCTGCTTGTTGTAGATTCATATTCTGTGCAACATCTGTTGTAGTTAACGTAATTCTAAATTGAAACCCTCTTCCCTTAAATGCTCCATTTGCAAAATCATTAAAGTCAGAATATGAACTCATATCTGTAGAAGTTCTTACAGCAATTTTGGCATTAACTTCATTTGCAACTGTTCCATCAAAATCTGTCCAAGTATCAATATTTTCAGTTCTATTATCAAATTGATCTCCTACATAAAAACCAACTCCTTGAAAATGCCTTTTCAGTTGTAGTGAATAAGTTGCTCCTAAATCTAATGTATCTACAAAATCGTAAGTGCCTGTAGCATTTGCTGTAGGATCTGTAAGTTTTAATCCTCCTAACGATCCATCGTAAACTACATTTGATTTAGTTCCGTTATATGGTGTACCATCTGTATCTTCTCTATCCGTTTTTACAGTAATTTCATCTATAAGTTGAACTGTTGAAAGACTGACACTAGCTGCTAAAGCACTGAACCTACCTCCGTCATCTTGAAATTTAACAAGATAAGTACCCTCCAATGCAGGAACTATTGCTTCCGTAACATTACCAGCAACAGCTTCAATTACATCTTGAGCACTTTGAAATGTAGCAGCACCTCCACTTTGATTTGTATGCCTGACATAAACTCGCCCTCCATGTAAGACATCAACTGAAGTAGATTGAGTAAATCTTAATCTTACAAACTGCTCATTAATTGGCTCAATCGTTAAACCAGTTACATTTTCTGGCAAACCAGTTTTACCAATAGCATTAAAAGTAGTTTCAGCAGGATTGGCCGATAGAACTAAGGCAGCATTATATGAAAATACTTGAAAAGTGTATTCACCAATAGGAGTATCTAATAATTCAAAATCAGAGCTAAAAACTACTTGTGAAACATAATTTCCATCTTCAAATTTATAATTTACTAAATATTGAGTAACTGCTTGTACTGGTTGCCAATCTACAATTAATTTACTTCTAGCAATATTATTGATAACTACTGTTTTTTCAGTAACAGTCAAGCTACTTGGTGCTGATGCTGGTTGATTTAGAAGAGATATTGTTCTTGTAGGCAAAGTAACAGTTGGATCATCTATAAATGCGTATTTACCTTCTACATAACTCAATGCTGTAATTACATAGTTAATATCATCTTGTTCTTCTACCTGTATCACTCTAAATAATTGAGTCTGTAAACTCGTATTAGAAAGCAAATATGGAGAGTTTGCGTTTGGTGCTGAAGAAAAAGCAGAACTTACTGTAATAACACCTAAATTAGCAGAAGTAATAGTTCTAGATTCGACATTTCCGTTATTCAAAATAACACTAATTGTAGGATTAGTAGCTGGATCTCCTAATGCTGGAATGGAAGTAGATGTTGCTGCGTCAATAGTAATAGCAGTCGTTGTAGCAGACACTATACGACCCCCTCTTCTAACTCCTGCCCTCACTGGATCGTTTATTTCAATAACAGAACCAGGTCTGACAATAATTCCAGCATCTATAGAAGTTGTAAAAGTAACTGTTTCACTTTCATTTTGTTCAGCGAAGAGTATTGCACGGCCCAATCTTGCAGCTTGATTACGAGAAGTACAGGCAAATGCTTTTACCTGTTTTACTATTGTTCCGAGTTTTGATATTGCTGTTGCATCTTCTACTACTTCAAAGTCAACTTCTTTTGAATCCATATTGAAGTAGCTGACAGAAACAACGCTATGTCTAGTTTTTAAACTGCTTCCTGAGTAAGCAAATCCACCTTCTCCTACGTTGGCTAGATTAAATAAATAACTTGCTGTAGTTTCTTTATCTTGAGATATAGTTATAGACCCAGCAGACCAAATAGGCATACATCTCATAACACTAGCTAAATCATTTATGGCTGCAAATGCCTCTTTAGGACTTTGAATATTTACATTACAACTAAATCTTGCTTCTTCTCCTCCTTGTCCATCGTTAACTAAAGTATTTGCGTATTTACTGGCAGCGACAAAACTAAATAAGTCTAAATTGCTATCAGTAACGTGATCTCCCAGACCATACCTAGTGTTCGTTAGAAGGTCCAATAAACACATGGCAGGACAGTTTGTATAAACAGCAGCACCCATAACTCCGTTAAATATGTAACCAGTTGGGTATTGTATTCTTCCAGTTTGGATATCAACAGTAGGTGTACCAGAATTATTAGCTCCTGCTCCTGGTATCCTTACTTTTATACCTCTAATACGAAACTTTCTTGTGGGAATACGATTAAATTGTTTGCTGTCTAATCTAAGAGCTGTATAAGCACTATTAGCATAAGTAGAATTATTATCTATAACCTCTTGAAGGCTGGTAAATTGAAAAGCATTTACTCTTTGTTCACTTGAACTGTCTGCTGTAACTCGAACTACTCTTACATCTACAGTTGTAAAACCGCTAGTTAATTCAATTCTGTGATCTCTTGCATAAGCATCTCCAGTTCTACCAGAAACAACCCCACCATTTGTTGGAGTTATTTTGTCAACAAAACCACCAGAATCATGTTGAATTTGTATTTTATATTGAACAGTATCCCCTCTAATATCTCCATCATCTTCTAAAACTTGAATCTGAGGCCAAGTTAAAGTAACAATTACAGCATCTACATCTGTATTTGTAATCTGTCTGGTAACAGGAGAAGAAGTGGTTACAGTAACACCAACAGCAGTTGGTGATCTGCTTTCAGCAGGAATACCACTCATAGCAGTTTGGTTTGACGTTCCAAATTTAGATTTAAAAGTTACATCTTGATAGTTAAAATCACTTTCAGCAGGGCTAGTGTTTGAAGCAGTAGCGTTTAGTATTGGAGTATCATCAAGAAATACATCCTTCAAACTTGCATTTTGATAGGCAGTAGTTCCTTTGTTAAGTTCTGCTTTTGATGCACTAGCAAATCCTTCTATTTCTCCTTCAGAAATTAAGTCTTGAACAGTAGCAAAACTTCTACTATGTAAAGTATCGGGAGCACGATACGGAGGAGGTGGTTGTCTATTACCACCACCACCAGCACCTTTAATGATTTTAGTTTCGTCTGTCATGCTTCTACCTGGTTTACATCAATGGCAGCTGAAATTACCACCGAGCCAGTAATAATTTCTCCATATACTATTGGTACAGGTGTACCAGCCCGTGAAGTATTTTGCACTCCACTAAAGTTAAAAGATAATTGTGGATCTTCTTCTGAACTAAACTTTTGAGGTTCTGGTAATGGAAATAACATATCGCTCACACCTGACAATACTAAAGAAGCTCCTATCGCACTGGCAGCAGTTCCTATAGTTGCATAAAGACCTGCTTTTGCTATCGGACCACCGAATATACCAAACGCACTACTTCCAAATAGCCCTCCTCCAGGCATCATTAAGCTAAAACCTATTAAAGCAGCACCAGCCAAAACTTTTCCTAAACCTCCACCAGCACCACTGATTGCTGGAATAAAATGTATATCTTCTTGTCCTACAGGATAAGACAATTCATTTTCATCAATATCATAATTACCTACCTTTACCTGATAATATTTAGAACTCATAAAGCGTTCTACCTCTGGAAAGTTATGGACCAAAAAACTTACTGCTTGAGCCACACTATTAACCTTTATCTCGAACTCCTTATGTCCAATAAATTCTGCTAATTGTCCATATAGCTTTAATTTACGAAGCATAGCGATACCTCTTTCCCGTACATTTTAGCAACCATTCAGAGTAAGGCTCTCTACAAGATAGTCTATCGGTTAAATGATGAATAACATCACCTTCAAAAAATAATGCTACATGATTTAAAGTTGGGTGAAGAATACTCATAAGGAGCACATCTCCATCTTGTAATTTTTCATCAGGTCTGAGTTCTCTGAAATTAGTCCTCCACGCACAGGCTTCAAACAAAGGTTTATTATTAAATTCTTCTAATGTTGTAGGTCTATCCCAATCTCTAAGTTCAATATTTTTTTCTTCTTTATACCAATCTCTTACTAAACTCCAACAGTCTGTTATACCCCATACCCATTGACGAC